TTCAATGCTCCTAGCATGTTAACGCCAGAAGCTTCAGATGAATTTTGAGCTTTTGCTAATTGTTCGCCATATGGACCTTGAACCATTTTTGTATCAAGGTATGATAAAACAACACCACCACCAACAAGCAAAGCTGCTCCCGCTGTAGCTGCAACGGCTGCGTCTTCAGCAGCATTTAATAGCGAATTACCTTTGCCACCACCAACTTTATCAAGTATTCTTTCTAAAAAATCTATAGATTCTGATTGAAGGACAAGTTGTTCGCGTATTAACGCATTGTTGTCTCTAAGTAATGCATTTGTGTAGTTGATAGAGTATTTTACATCACCAATAGATCTTTTTGTTTCTTGATCCGATTGATCTGTATCTTTTTCTTTTTTGGAATTTTTATAAACTTTTCTATATTTTGTAGCAACGCTGTATATTCCAGGGAATGCTGTTTCTAATATATCTTTACCTAACTGTTTAAATATAGATGAAAATTGACCACCTTGTTTTTCTTCATTAGGTTCAGGTTGATTTTTTTGCGGAGCTCCTAATTTGACTGGATACTGTTCGTTGATAACGGTATTGATCTTATCGCCAGCATATACGCCAGATATATCTGTTATATAACCTTGGTCGTCTCTATACCAATCTTTGCCTAACCATTCAGCAACGAACACATGCCCAAGATTGTTTAGTTTTCTTTTAGCCATTTATCAGCCTTTTTTTTCTTCTTGTTCTTTAATGTAGGCTACTAACATATCAATGTAAATGTCTCGTTCAAATGGAATTAAATTTTCAACTTCCGTAATAGAATATTTATGATGCTGAACCAAAGAGAAAATTGTTTTATAATAATTCTCTAATGTGTTGTGGCTCAGCGCAAGGTAAAAAAATCAGATAACGAAGTTAGTTCAATTGATCGATCATGGCCAAGAGAGTTTTTATATTCAATTTTGTAATAAAGTGATGGAAGATTAACCATGAAGTTTCTGACTTTTTCGAAGCTCGGAATATCCATAAGCTCGATAAACTCTAACAAATCTTCCTCTTTGAAATCTTTGCCTTCATAAACATTTTCAGCATCGTACACCTGCCCGATACAACGAACAACCAACCTATAAAATGATTCCTCTCCAACACTTTTAAGGAAGTTCTTATCATTATAAATTTCAGCTGATGGGTGCACCATTATCACACCAGACTTATCAGTGATTGCAATTTTAGATTCTACGTTTTCTGGGTATTTGACAATAACATTTTTTAGATTAACTTGAAAGTCGTAAATTTGATTGTCTTCAAAATCTTTGTAAGAAACTTTAACAACATCACCAACCGAAATGCCGCGAAGATTTAGAAACAAATACTCGAGTGCGAACAGGGGAATTTTATCTACATTAAATGTCGGATCGATACAGCAATTGTTTACCACCTGTTTAATTGATGAAAGGATATCCGCTGGGTCTTCACTTGTTTTAGCCATCAACAAAAGCTTTTCTTCCTTCACCAACATAGGTCTAAAACTAAAAGATTGAGTTGTTGAAGGGATAGTCAAATTGATAGTAGGATACTGTAGCTTCGGAAGAGACATAATTTACCTCACTTGTTAAAATTATATGTTACGATTTATTGTTAACCAAATTTACGTTTGCAAATGACCATTCTTTAAACGTAATTGTTGTTGTTAGTTTCAAAAGGTTATTGTTATCACCCCAGCTCACTGGCGTGTCATTGATAGCGATAGGAAACGCTTTATAAAGAGTGTAGTTGATAGCATCATATCCAGCATTATCATATACAGTAATATCAATCAAGCCAGCGTAATTATCTTTATACTCCGCTGTATAAAAAGCTCTCGAAGAATCAATTTGAGAAACTGTTCCTTTTGATACATTTCCGTTAACGGCAAAAATGTAATTGAACCATGCGTACCAAAAATTGTATACATCGCCGTATCTATCGCAAATGAAAGTAAGGGATATATCTGTATAACTGCCAGTGTATGGCATCTTTTCAACAACACCTAAACCATAACGATTAATGTCGGCGGTTCTTAATGTGACGCCTGGAAGCGTAGCATTGATACAGCGATACTGGAGATCAGCCGTCATATCGCCAAACGAAACTGAAGAACCATCTGGTGATTGCACCTGATAATTCAATAATGAGCCGCCATTATTCCAAGGGAACGCGATGACTACATCATATTTGTTGGTTTGAATAACCCCACGTTCGCCCACATATGATCTAAATTCGTCTACGTTAAATGCCATTATCCTACCATCGATGTTGAGTCTTTATAGACTTGTGATTTACTAGCCCCGACAAACTTTTCAGTTGGTAACATCAATGCAATGTTCCATTCGTTTGGAGAAATATAAACAAACGGGGATTTTACATTGCTAAACAAATACTTTTTAAGGCATGGTTGAAAATATATAAACCTTGATGCATTTTTAAGAATTTTATACGAAAGCACGAGCTTTGTTGTTTTATCATATTTCGTATTATTTATTGTCGACATTAGAGAATCCATAAGATTTGCTCTAAGCATTGGAGGCAAATAATGTAAATTGATTCCTAGGAAACTGTCGCCATAGTATTCAATTGGAAACACTAAAGGAAATTGATCGTAATACGGTAATACGCCTTTCAGTTTTGGGTCATAGCTAAACATAAACATTTGGCCAATAGATTCATCCGTTAAACCAGTCAACCTTTTATTACCAACGGCTTCGGCGATCAATCCATTGGGATTTACGTTTTTTAATTTCAAAGCCTGTTGGCGTAACCAATCTACAGCCTGTTTACTGGTAGGTGCATCGTTACCTACCTTTTGACTGTCAATCAAAATCTGTTCAAAAATTGTTGCCATTAAAAGGTAAGCCCTAACTCTTTTTCGGTTATAATTATAAATTTCCAGCCACGATTTTTACAATATTCAGTAGCTGCTTTCCACTTTGCCTCGTTGACACCCCAAGTAAATACTTCATTAATATATTTACGGCTTCTCGGATTAGTTCCTTCTTTTAAAACAGGCGGGCGAGTTTGAGCCAATGGTTTCACTTCAATCAAGGATGTTTCTTTGATACCCTGTTTATTTATCACTGTTACGACAAAGTCAACGAAGTATCTATGAAGTTTGCCATCTACAGGAGAGCGATAAGGGATTACTACTTCTTCCGATCCCCAACTCAACACTTGAGGGTCTTTATCGAATCGCTCCATTAGAACGCATTCCCAGCGAGAACGATAAATAATGTTATTAGAATCTCCACGATATTTTTGAGGGTTTCGAGGTTTGAAATAGCCTTTATATGTTTTCATTAGAGATCCATAAATAATAAAAAAGTATTTATCAAAGGTAATTAAATGGCTTTCAACCCTTCACCTGCAGTTACCCCATCTCTTAGCGGCAGCGGTCTTGGTTCAACTATCAACTCAACTGCGGCGACTAACCCTACAGGTTCTTTATATTTTCCATCTGATTTAGGGAAGTCAGACGCTTTTAATTATTGGATGTCATTTTCTTTTTATGCATATAGTATGCCAAGTTCTATTGGATCAAGTCCTCAACTTTCCGATTTGGGAACAATTCGTTTACCTTTACCGAACCAAATGATTGATCAACAAGACGTAACTTATGATCAATCTAGTTTATCTTTAGCAGCGGGTATGGGTATTAACGGGGCTTTAAATGGCGGCGTTGGTAGTGCAATTGACTCTACAATAGGAGGTTTATTAGGACAAGGTGCGGTGAATATTGGAAACAGAGTTATCAGCGGGCTTGGGGGTGGACCAAATGATCTTGCGGCTGGATTAGCAGCTCTTACTGGAACTGTAGTAAACCCATTTATGACGGTATTGTTTAAACAACCTGCATTTAAAAAACATCAATTCAGCTGGCGTATGGCTCCAGCAAACGAAAATGAAACATACATTTTAAATCAAATTATCAATACTTTTAGATATAATCAATTACCAGATGTTGCTAGTTTTGGTAGCGGCGCTTTATTAACATATCCGAATATCGTACAAATTACTATCAGTAATAATGACCCTAACATTTTTACATATTCTTTTAAACCAGCCGTAATTGATTCTTTAACAATCAACTTCGCGCCGAGCGGGCAGCCTTCTTTCTTTGGTTCTACTCAAGCGCCGACTGACGTTGACATGCGTTTGAGTTTGTTAGAAATCGAATTTTGGTTACAAAGGGATTATGGTACTCCAAACGCAACTGGTACATCTCCATTTTCAGGCGTAGTAGGTTCGCAAAATCCACAATTACCAAATACTCCAGGCTCTCAAGGTCCAGGAACTTTACAACCTGGAGAACAAGGAGCACCTAATTTCCCAATTTACGGATCGCAAGGTTAATCATTAATGTCAACAACGTATTTCGACAAATTTAATATCATAAGTTACTCTAACAACGCTGTCGTTGACATTACAGAGCGCGTTGTCATTGCTAATAACCTTATTAGAAACCCATATGTTTATTATCCGCAAGATATTAGAAATGGTATCAGACCAGATCAATTAGCATTTTCTGCTTATAATGATCCTTACACGAGCTGGATGATCTACATTTCGAATCAAATTATAGACCCTTATTATGAGTGGTATTTGAATGATTCTGAATTTACCAATTATATCAAAAGCAAGTATGGTTCATTGGCTGCAGCGACAAACAAGGTTATGTATTATAGAAACAA